GCCTCGCTACCTTGCGCGAACTGACCATGTTCGTCGAGGAGCGCAAACGCCTCAGTGATGGAGACGATAGTGACGACTAAACTGGCGCATAAATTCCCAAAGCTGACCGCCGCAGCAAAAGGCTCCAAGGCCAACCTCCTGACGAAGATGTCCGACGACGACTACGCATCGGCGCAGATGGACATGATGCAGGCCCCCGACCCTGTCGGGCACTTCATGCTGGTCGCGCTGCCGCAGCTCAATGACCGCACCGACACCGGCGTCTACATCCCCGAAACCGTTACCGACCGCGAGCGCGCTGCGTCCGTGATCGGCACTGTTATCTCCATGGGGCCTGACTGCTACGTTGATGCCGCACCCAAGCTACCCGACGACCTGCCCCCCGGCACGCCTGTTACCGTTCTCGCTGCACGGCCCCGCTTTCCGTCTGGCCCATGGTGCAAGGTCGGCGACACGGTCCTGTTCTCGCGGTACGCGGGCAAACGCTTCACTATCGAGGGCATCGAGTTTCGGATGCTGTCCGACGACGAGATCACCGCCACTATCCCAAGCGGTGCCAAGGTAGGAGGCCTCTGATGGCACGCGAAAGTTTCCGCGCCTCCAACGGCGACGCCTCGAAGGCGGTCTATGTCGGCAACGACGATCTGCCTGATGAAGTCGAGGTAGACCTTGATAACGCCGACCCCAATGCGTTTGAGGTCATTGAAGAGGATGACACGCCTGAAGAGGACCGTGGACGCCCAACTTCGTATGACCCTGACCCATCCCTCGACGAGCAACTTGACGACCTTCGTGGCAGGGGCAGCAAAAAGAAGATCGAGGCCCGCATCAAGCGGCTTAGTTTCGAACGTGAGACTGAGCGCCGTGCGAAAGAGGAAGCTCAGCGCCAGCTTACCGCTGCCGTCGAGGCTGCCCGCATGGCTCAGCAGGAAGCTGACGGCCTTCGTCGTACAGCCCAGATGAGCGGAACGGCCCTTGCCGAAAGCATGGTGGCTCGCAACGAAGCGGCCATGCGCGAAGCCAAGGCCAAGCTGAAGCAGGCCCACGAACTGGGCGACACCGACCAGATTGTCGATGCTCAGGAGATGCTGTCGCGCATCTCCGCCGAGAACCTTGCCATCCGGTCGCGGATGCCGAGGCAGGTTGAGGAGCGAGAGCCTGCGCTCGCTGCACCCCAGCCACAGCAGCAGCCTGCCGCTCCGCAGCTCGCACCCAACGTAGCAGCGTGGATTAGCCGCAATTCGTGGTTCGGTCAGCAGGGCAACGAAGCCAAGACTGGTGTTGCGTTGTCCATACACAAAGCCCTCGAAGCAAGGGGTGTCAGACCCGAAAGTCCCGAGTATACACGGGAACTAGACCGCGGTTTGAAAGCCGTATACAGTGAACACCAACCATTCGAGGACAACATGTCCTACGACGGCAATGATGGCGGGCCCCGGCGTGAGGCTCGTCGTCCCAACGCAACTGCAGATGCCGGGCGTGAGAACGCCGTTACGCAGCCGCAGGACAAGCGCAAGGTCACGCTAACGAGGTCCGAGCTAGAGATCGCCAGAAAGCTCGGCGTTTCCCCGCAGGCGTATGCTGCATCTAAGATGCGGCAGAACGCCGGTGGCCGTGGTGCACTTTGATGGAGAACTCGATGACTGATCCGTGGGATGCCATTTTGGTTGAGCCTACTGCAAGGGCACCGAGAACTCTTGAGACGAGAGAGCAGTCCTCTCGCCGCAGGTCTTGGGTCGAACCTACGATGCTGCCGGATCCCACCCCCCAAGACGGCTACGTCTTCAAATGGGTCCGTACAGCAACGCGCAATGTCGAAGACAAGACCAACTACCAGAAACGCATCCGCGAAGGGTGGGAGCCGGTTGACGCCGCCGAACACCCCGAAATGATGCTGGAACTCAGCGTCGGGCAGACATCAGGCAAAGTGGAAGTGGGTGGCCTGATCCTATGCAAGATGCCAGAGGATATGGCAGAGCAGCGCAAGGACTATTATCACCGCCGGACAACGGCTGAGCTTGACAGTGCTGAGAACTCCTTCCTGCGCGACAGTGATGAGCGCATGAAGAAGTTTGCGGAAAAGCAGCGCAAGATGGTTTTCGGTCGGTGATCGGCAAGAGCACCAACTAGGAGATTTGGCAAATGGCCTCTTCTGCATATTCCTACGGCATGGTTCCGGTTGAGAACCTTTCCGCTGGGTACAATACTCAGGGCTTTGAAACCCTGAACATCGCCGATGGCTACACTACGCCCATCTACTTCGGTGACGTCGTCAAGAAGGTCACCGGCGGCACCATCCAGAAGGATGAGGGCACTACCTCGCTTACGCCGATTGGCGTGTTCGTGGGTTGCCGGTACATCAACTCGATTGGCTACGCTGTCGACAGCCAGTACTGGCCCGGCGTCACCACGGGTTACACCGTGTACGCCAAGGTCGTGACGGATCCAGACGCCGTATTCGCCATTCAGGCTGACGGCGCGCTGACTGACGGCGGCTCGAACACCGGTTCGGAAGTGAACGGCCTCAACGCCGCCATCGTCCAGACCGCTGGCTCGGCTGTTTTCGGCAAGTCGAAGAACGCCCTCAACGGCGACTCGTGCTCGACGACCAACACGTTGCCTCTGCGCATCGTGGGCCTTGTCGAGGAACCCAACAATGAGTGGGCCGACACGTACGCCAACGTCCTCGTCAAGTGGAACGTTGGTCACCAGTACGTTTCGACTACTGGCGTCTAAGAGGAGCTAATCTGAAATGGCCGCTATCTCCCGTGCCCAGCTCCTCAAGGAGCTTCTCCCCGGTCTGAATGCCCTGTTCGGTCTCGAGTACAATCGATACGAGCAGGAGCATAAGGAAATCTACACCGAGCACTCGTCGGAGCGTTCGTTCGAGGAAGATCAGAAGATCACCTCGTTCGGCAACGCGCCGGTGAAGCAGGAAGGTGCCGCTACCCTGTTCGATACCGCGCAGGAAGGCTACACCACCCGCTACGTCATGGAGACGATCTCCATGGGCTTCGCGCTTACGCAGGAAGCCTTTGAAGACAACCTCTACGACAGCCTGTCGGCTCGCTATACCAAGGAGCTTGCTCGCTCCATGGCGAACACCAAGCAGATCAAGGCCGCAGCCGTTCTCAACAACGGCTTCACGACCTTCCTGACTGGTGACGGTGTGTCTCTGTACAACACTGCCCACCCGCAGGTGGCTGGTCCGGTTATCTCGAACCGCCCGACCACCCCCACCGACCTGAACGAGACGTCGCTTGAGGCGGCCAACATTCAGATCGGCAAGTGGACGGATGATCGCGGCAAGATCATCAACGCCCGCACGCGTAAGATGATCGTGCCCATCGATCTGCAGTACACCGCCATTCGCCTGCTGGAAACTCAGCTCCAGCCCGGTACGGCCAACAACGACGTGAACGCGATCCGCACTTCGGCCTCGGTGCCGGAAGGCTTCGCGGTCAACCACTACCTGACTGACCCGGATGCTTGGTTCCTGATGACCGACGTGTCGGACGGCTTCAAGTATTTCAACCGTGTGCCGATCTCTGAAGATAGTGACGGTGATTTCGACACTGGCAACATGAGATACAAAATGCGTGAGCGTTATGCTTTCGGCATCAGCGATTATCTCGCCACTTGGGGTTCGCCCGGCGCTCCGTAAGTGCCTGACAACCAAAAGGAAAAGGCCCGCTAACGCGGGCCTTTTTCATTTACGTTACTGCGTATTTCCCGTGTCAAATTAACAGTTGACTAGGCCCCTTACGTTCCGTATAAGTGAGGTGTTCAGACTAACTCACACGGGCATAAGGAGCCTATGACATGGTATGTGCAGGCTGTAACCAAGACAAGCCTCTTAAAGCTAAAGGTCTTTGCAACGCGTGCTACGTTCACGCGAAAAAGTATGGGACCACAGAACGACACCGCATGAAGCGGGAAGGCTGCACAATAGAGGGTTGCGACAACCCCGCTCATGGGCGCGGCCTTTGTCAGATGCACCTAAAACGCCTTCGCACTACCGGGTCGACGGATGATCCTCGGCTTAACAAGCCTGACCTGAAGACCCACCACCCGCTTTACCCGCAGTGGATTGATTTCCAGCGGAAGGAAAATGCCCGCCCTGTTGTGCAAGAGTGGAAAGACAGCTTCGAGGCGTTTTTGGCCGGTGTCGGTACGCGCCCTAGTCCGCGCCATCGGCTGTACCGGCTCGACACCACCAAGCCTTTCGGCCCCGACAATTTTGAGTGGCGTCTAGCCTTGGTCCAGAAACTTCCCGGCGAGACTGCGCAGGAATACAACACGCGGTACCATCGTGCGCACCGCGAGGCCTACGGCCACGACTATCGAAACAACGAACTGAAACGCAAATATGGCGTAACGAAACGCGAAGTCGTGGCTATGGCCGAAGAACAGCACCATTGCTGCGCCGTCTGCGGAGAACCGGAGAAGGAAATGCGAAACGGTCTTTTGCGCCACCTTGCCGTAGATCATGACCACGGCACCGGCGCGATACGCGGCCTTCTTTGCCAGTCCTGCAACACCGGTCTCGGTAAGTTTCGCGACGATACAACCCTTCTTGCTCGCGCCATCGCCTACCTTGCCAAGCACAAGGACGCATCGTAGTATCGCGGCAGAGGTTCCGTTTTGACATCCCAACCGACACCTCTGGTTGACTCCCCTGCATGATAACTAGGCCCGCTTCGGCGGGCCTTTCTTTTGCACCCCCCTCATGGTAGGCGTAGAGTACCCGAACAGGTCATGCCGCGCCCATGCGGTGGTCACTCCCGACTGTGGCCTGTTGCCCCCCAAGGAGACGATCATGGGTCAGATTACGAATTTCCCGAATACCGTGAACGTTGGCGTGCTTTCGATTGCCGACGTCGAGGTCACCGCCACGGCTGCCCAGATCAACGGCACTGCCGTCGGCTCTGTCACCTCGCAGACCGGTGCCACCCTCGCCATAACGTCCGCCAACGCGGGCGTCACCAACGTCCTGAACAAGGCCAATGGTCAGGCGATCACCCTACCGGCTGCCACCGGATCCGGTCTCAGCCTGCGTTTCCTCATCGGCACTACGGTCACCTCGGTCGGCACCACCATCGCGGTCACCGGCAACGACGTGTTTCAGGGCACGTGCATACAGTTTGCCGACGGTGGCACGACTGCGGCGTTCTATGAGGCTGCTGGCACGAACCGTATTACCTTCGATGGCTCGACCAAGGGCGGCATCATCGGCGATAGCATCGAACTGATCGATATGCGTACGGACACTTGGTTCGTGCGCATTCTTCAGTCGGCAACGGGCGTCGAAGCTTCGCCGTTCTCCACGGTCTGATTTGATGCGGGGGCTTAGCGCCCCCGCTCTTCTTTAACAGGAGATCCAAGTGCGCCCCAATCGCGTCACAGTTGGCCCGCTGGCAGCCGCCTCGGCCAACGCTATCTGTCTATCTCAAACCCCCACTGCTGGGGCGTTGACGCTGAACGGCGCGCGTGTCTCGGGAGGGGTCGCCACTCTTGATGTTGCGCGCCGGGTGCTGATCACCTGCACGGGCAATGAGAGCACCCGAAGCTTCACCATCACCGGCACCAGCCGCAGTGGCGTCGTGCAGTCGGAGACCATCACTGGACCGAACGCCACTACGGCGCAGTCGGTGCTGGACTACCAGACCGTCACGCGCATCACCATCAGCGGCAATGCCGCTAACGCTCTGACTGTTGGCACCAGCGGTGTAGCCTCTTCGGCGTGGGTCCAGTTCAGTAGCTGGGCAGATGCCCAGATTGCAATCCAGTGCACGGTCAGCGGCACGGTCAACTACACGGTTCAGCAGACGCTCGACAACACCAACAATCCGTCTGCTCCGATGGAGCCGTCGGCTGTCACTTGGCTCAATCACCCAGATCCAGCCCTCGTCGGAGCTACGATCAGCGTGCAGGGCAATTACGGCTACTCGCCGGTGTTCGCTCGCGTCACGCTCAACAGCGGTACTGGGAGCGTGGTGGCGACGTTCCTTCAGTCGGGCGTGTAAGCAGGAGGCGGGGATGGCGGGCTTGTACACTGGTGCCATTGGTCTATGGGGCGGCTTGCCGGGGCTGATTTCGTCTACGACGTTGTCAACCCCGCCATCTCTCCTCGCCAACGTGGGCGGCATCGCTGCCACCGGTGCCAACCTCGCCCTGTGGTTCGACGAGAACCAAGCCTACAAGTCCTCCGGTGGTGGAATCGTCACGCCAGACAGCATTCTCACGTACACGGCTCCCTCGCCGAAGCTGGTCTATGGGTCGGATGGGGTGCTGAGGTATGCGCCGCATAATTTGCTGCTGCAAAGCCAGACACTCAATAGTGGAACTTGGGTGAAGACAAATGTGTCTGTTGTTAACACAGCGGATGTAGTCGCGCCGGACGGAACGCTCACCGCTGATAAGATTGAGAATACAATAAACGCACCATCTGCCGGTGCTCAGATTATTCAGACCTTGACGACATTGGGGACTGGGGCATACGTTTATTCAGTTTACGCAAAAATTGGATCGGGCGCGGCGGATAGTAACAGATTTGTTGTTAGGAATAACACGACAGGAGTTAACGCTGTTTCGATAACAATTGATTGGTCTACCGGGGCCATAACGCATATTACAGGTAGCGGAGCAACGGCAACCGATGTCGGAAACGGCTGGTGGCGGATTGTAATGCCGTTTAGTCTGACTGCAACAGTCGGGGACAGCATTCGATTTTTCGTGGGTGTTACCGGACAAGTCGAAGGTGTGGGTGAGTTTATTTATGCATGGGGCGCTCAGCTAAACCTCGGCTCCTCCGCCCTCACCTACATCCCCACCACTACCGCCGCCGTCTACTCCCTCCCACGGAATTACAACCCGACCACGGGTGCAGCGCTAGGCGTGCTGATCGAGGAGGCAAGGACGAACCTCTGCCTCTACTCCGACGATTTCACCAACGCGGCATGGGTCAAATCGAACCTCACCACGGCCAAGACGGCAACCGGCCCGGATGGTGTCGCCAATAGCGCATCGACGCTTACCGCCACTGCCGCCAACGCCACGGCACGGCAGGACATTACATCCGCATCAGCTGCCCGCATCACATCCATGTTCGTCAAGCGGCGGACGGGCACGGGGGCGGTCTATCTGAGCCAAGGAGCGACGACCGGAAGCGAACTGGTCGTCAATGGAACTTTCCCAACGGATACGACTGGGTGGACGGCTACTGCCGCAACGTTAGCGGTTGTTTCAGGCGAACTAGAAGTTACCAACACTGGTGCTTCCGCAGGGTTTGCGGATAGCGATGCTTTTGCGACGGTAGTGGGAACCGCGTATATAGTTGGGTATACGGCTCGGCGGGGGACATCTTCAAGCGCAGGCATTGAGGTGCGTAAGACCGCAGGTGGGGCCGAAACCTTTGTTACACTAACCAGCGCATCGAACGTCGATGGCTTTTTGTATTTTGTTGCGTCATCAACAAGCACCTTTATCCGTGTGTCATCAAATCAGGCGGTGTTAGGGCGCACTGGTTACTTTGATAATATTAGCTGCAAGGTGGCATCTGAAACCACAGTCACCGTGACCTCTAGCTGGACCCGTGTCGCTACAGCATCAGCGACCGTCACCAACCCACCACTCATCATCCGCATGGCAACAAGCGGCGATGCTATCGACGTTGCGCTGTTCCAAATTGAGAACGGCGCGTTCATCACAAGCCCGATTGCCACCGTGGCCTCGCAAGTCACCCGTGCAGCGGACAACATAACCATTCTGACGAGTGCGTTTCCGTATAGCGCGACGGCAGGGACATTCGCCTACGAGGCTGCCAATGGGGGAACAGCACTGGCGTTCGTGTATGAACTCAGCGATGGTACGGCTAATGAGCGCATACTCAGCAACGCAAAAGCCGCGAGCCATCTTTTTGTTGTGGATGGCGGCGTTACGGTCGCCGATCTCGATGCTGGCACTTTTGTAACTGGCGTTTTTGCGAAGTCCGCGCAAGCGTTCGCAGCTAATGACTTTGCAGCTTGCATCAATGGCGGGACGGTTGCTACCGATGGTGCTGGTACAATGCCCACCGTCAACATACTTCGTCTTGGTAGGCAGTTCGACGGCCAGCACACCCTCAACGGCCACATCAAGCGCCTTGACTATTACGCAGTGCGGAAGACGGACGCAGAACTACAGGTGCTATCAACATGATCATCGACCTCATGGTATGGGCACCAACCCGCGAGCAGTTCATCACCGGCATGGTCCAGAACGGCCTTGCCACCTACGAAGACGACATCCTCACCCCAACCGATGGCGTGCTTATCGACGAGCTAGGGCCGATCACCAAGACCCCGGCTACGGAAGAAACACCCGCCGTCATCGTCAATGGGCACCACGTCAACCTCCGCGCCTATGGTGAGTTTGCGGATCAGGTGACGTACGGCCTGCCGCAAGAGGGCGACGTGTTCGAGCGCACGCACCTGTTGCAGATCATTCAAGACC